GCCATGTTCAACTTCGGGCGCAACGTCGGCTTCCTGCACGGCCTGATCAGCAGCCGCAAGATCCGCACCATCGAGGTGCCGCCTCAGACTTGGCAGAAAACCATTCAGGCAGGCACCAAGGCCACGCATGGCGACCGTTGGAAGGCCCACCTGAAGCAGATCGCGCAGCAGCGGCAGCCGAGGCTGACGATCACACTGAAGACCGCGGATGCGGTGCTCATCCTGGAGCACGCGATGCTTGTGGAGGGACTGAAATGAGAGGAAAGAAAATCAGCGAGTTTATCAAAGAGCCGTGGCGGGAAGTCGGTCTGAATGCGATGAAACGAGACCAGGATATCTGCGATCGGAATGGAATGGCCAATCCAGAGGGATACATGGCGATGTGCGTCGGCCTGTGCGACATCATCCGAGAAATCAAAGAGGACAAGAAGGAGGCGAAATGAGCGACAACCAGTCAGAGACTGTACGTCTCACGTTCAAAGGACTGCTGTCTCTCTACCTGCCCGAGAAGACGATGATGGAGGTCTACAACGCAACTGAGCTGTTTTGCCGTCGCCATAACTTGGGCATCACAATCGACGACAACAACCGGCTGGATTTTGTTCCGATGGTGAAGGTGGTGGAGGATTCGAAATGAGCGATACAATTATTCTTGATAGCAAAAAGTGCAACGCAGAATTGCTAACCATCCACGCCGATGGACGCATTACTGTAGCTGAGCATCTTAAACCTACGGATACAGCGGCCTCTGTGCTACAGATCATGCGCGATCAATGGATGGCCGACGCACAGGCTACCAAGATCCGCGAGCTACAAGAGCGAATCCAAAGACTTGAGGACGCGCTGAACGGAACCGTTAACTGGATAGTAGAGCTTGCTGAAAGCGGAGACGCAGGATTCTGGGATGCTGAAACCGTGCCTCCGATAATCGAAGCGAGGGCGGCACTAAAAGCGAGGGATGCGAAATGAGCGAGCAACCAATCAACGACGGAGGACCGGCGTTTCCTAGCGAGGAACAAATACGCTGCAACGGTGAAGTATGTGACACCCGCAAGTTCACTGGCATGACCCTCCGCGACTACTTCGCGGCGGCTGCGATGCAGGGAATGCTTTCTGATCCAGACAGAGGAGGATCAGGATCAGAGTTTGCTCAAGCCGCATATTCATGCGCCGACGCGATGCTCAAAGCGAGGGAATCCAAATGAGCGATACACCGAGGACGGAATCTTTCAAATGCTATGACAGTGGCTGTGATGATCCTCTTTACGTTTGGAAAGCATTTGCAGCAGAACTCGAATGCGAACTCAACGCGGCGAACGAGCGCATTGAAGCTATCAACCGTGGAAATGCCAATGCCGAGCGAATCCTTTGCGAACTGACTGGATGCGAGTCTGGTCGAGACATTCCAGATTGGATCTTAAAGAAGAACTGTGAGTTGACTGATCTTGCAAAGGCGTACTTGGAGCTAGTCCACAAGCACACACTGGCAAATGAGCGCATCAAGAGACTGGAGGATGTGGGGGATAAGATGGAGATTTATTGCGATACAATCTTAGCGCGTGACTGGAAGGAATCCAAGGAGGACAAGCAGTGAGCGATACACCGCGCATGAAAGCAGCGCAGATGGCTGCAATGGAGCATATTACAGGAGATGTTTACCATGTCGGTTGCGACATCGAACGCGAACTCAACGCGGCGAATGAGCGCATCCGATTGCTCATCGCAGAGCGCGACACAGCGCGACGACAGGCTGATCAGCAATACAATCTCCGCGAGGAGTTCCTAGACCTACTAGGAACAGTTGATGTTGAGCAAGGAGTGGCTGTGGTGCGTGGGTTGCAAGAGCGCATCAAGCGGCTGGAGGACAGCGTGTCTTACTGGAACGAACGCTACAACGACCTAAATTACAAGGTTCAAAACCGTGACAACTACTAAAGAACTCAAAGCCAAGGAGGCCAAGCAGTGAATACCGTTCCGGACAAATGTCCGTTCTGTCAGTCTTCAATTATGATTCGTGAGGTTCAGCAGCTCTATGATCGCATCAAGCGGTTGGAGGAGGTTGGCGACAAGCTTTACTCAGCAATCTACTGCGGATGTCTCATGGATGGTCCGTGCAAAGCCTGCTCAGATGCCGCTGATATGTGGGACGAAATCAAGGAGGCGAAGCTGTGAGTGATACATCGAGGACATCAAAAATTATAAAGAACGCTGCTATTTGTACGAATATCAATTCGTCATTCAATAAAGCTGTCGATTTATGTAAACAGCTTGGAAACGAGCTTATAGAAGCAAATGAGCGCATCAAAAGGATGGAGGAAGCTGGCAATGAGATGTGTTCCGAGTTTAAAGCGTTCTGTCCGCTAGGGTCTAAAACCAGAGATAAATGGCGCAAAGCCAGAAGGAAGGCCAAGCCGTGAGCGAGGAACATAGATGCCCTAGGTGCAATGCACCATTCTGGCATTTTACCGGAGTTAACACGCGCAAGTTTCAGTGCGGATCAGACACTCAGATTCTGTCCATGGCTTGTAGGTACGCATCGCAACTTCAGGAGCGCATCGCCAAACTAGAGCAAGAAAACGACTGCATGCGAGCCGATCTGCTGCTGTGGCGTGAGCAGGAGGTGAAGCCGTGAGCCAAATCAACAACACTGCTATGCTTGAGATGATGCGCGGCACACCACCGCCAACGTGGGAGCAGACCTGTCTAGATCTAGACAAGAAACTGGCCGACTCACGCAAACACGTCACCGAACTCGAAAACCGTCTCCGCGCTTTGTGGGACAAGCTGGAGGGAGAACGGAAGTACTACAACGAACACATCCGCCAACTGGAACTAGCTGGCAACGCGATGTACGCATTCATCAACCCTCCATCTCCGAGCATGAGGACCATCCGAATGGACAACCTGTTGCAAGGATGGGACGACGCTAAGATTGGGAAAGGGGTGAATCCGTGAGCCATCTTGTTAACGCCAACAAAAAGGTCGTCAGCAAAACCCCGCGCACAGACCGGCAGTCGGTTTGGTATTGTGAAGGAACAACATGGGTCAAAATCGGTTTTGCCCGTCAACTAGAGCGTCAACTGGCAGATACTAACAAGCGGATCAAGGAACTGGAGAGCGCCATTAAGGATATTTCGAGCTGGGTGTCTCAAGATGTGGTTGATCATGCATTGGAACTTCAAAACAAAGCGAAGGAGGCAAATCAGTGAGCGACAAGCAATGGTTCATCACGACACGCAGCGACAAAGAATGGTTGATACTGCCGTGTATGGTCTTGGTTGCATTTGCTTGTTTGATTTCAAACCTTATTGGATTAGCCACTGGAAATGAACAAATAAGACACGAAGCAGTTGCCTATGGCCATGCCGAGTGGGTGGCTGATCAGAGCGGAAAACCTCAATTCAAATGGAAGGAATGCAAATGAGCCATATTGTTAACTCCAACAAAAAGGTCAGCAAAACTCCGCTCACAGACATCCAGCCGGTTGTCATTGTTGGGTTCAATAAGTTCGTTAAGGCTGGATTCGCCCGTCAGTTAGAGCGGCAACTGGCTGGTGCGAACAAGCGGATCGTCGAGCTGGAGAAGGAGAACGAACGCATCCACAGATTGGAACGTGCTGGCGATATGCTGTGCGCTGCTGCCGCATTCCTAGGCTGGCATGGTGAGATTGAGCAATGGAACAAGGTGAAGGGGCAGAAGCCATGAACGTCCCCATCGGACCTGCCGCATTCGTCTTCAAAAACAAGAAGACCGGACAAGTCATCGTAGCACCCAGCGAGCGTTGGCATGAGTATTACGACAACAAGGAGAACTGGGAACATACCGCAAGCATCAATGCCTGCATGGCCATTGAATACCTAATCAGCGTCAAACCGAAGGAGAGGGACCGATATTTGAGATCACTCACGGATAAGATATGAACCGAGCAGACAAACTCAGACACGAAGGGACGGGCCACTATCGCTTCCGCAAGGGCGAGATCACCGAGATCGTGGCGGCATCCAAGGCCAAGAAGATGGAATACACGTCCTACTGGACACGCAAACGTGGAAAGGGAACCAAGTGAACGTCACCGACCGAGATGTGGCCAGGACGATGCAGGAGTACGGCGGGAGCTTCGTGCGTGCCTTGGGCGCCGCGGCACTAGCTGCAGATCCTGTGAATCTGAAGAAGCTGCGGGATGCATTCCCGGACTACTGGGCGAATTACGCCCGGATGGCTCAACAACTTTCCGAGGTCGAAAAGGCCTCGAAATAACACAACAACAACACAACGTAAGACGAAAACATGATCGTAAGTGGAAAAACAGGTGGCAAGGATTACGCCCCGTGCCCCGAATACAATGGCCGCGCAGTGTGCGTGGATATCACGCCGCTCAAGCCCTACGAGACGCAGTACGGCACCAAGGAGAAGTTCAAGATCGCCTTCGAGCTCGATCTGATCGACAAAAGCCGTAACCCGGCACAGCCCTGGGTGGTCATGACCGCCCCCATGACACCGAGCCTGCACGAGAAGGCGGGCCTGACCAAGTTCCTGCGCGACTGGTTCGGGCGCAAACTCACCGACCAGGAGACCAGCAGCCTCGACCTCGACCAGCTCATCGGGCGCCCGGCCAATGTCGTCATCGTCCACGAGCAGAGCCAGGACGGGTCTAAGATGTTCGCCAACATCAAGCTCATCACGCCGCACAAGGCCGGTGAGGCTCTGCAGGCCTCTGGCCTGTGGGTGCGCCTGCAGGACAGGCCGGCCAAGGATGGCAGCACGCAGGCCACCGAAGGCGGCGACACCAGCTACCGCAAGACCTCCGGCAGCCAGGACAATCAGGAGGAGACCGATCTCTCGAAGACCAAGGTGCACGTCGGAAAGCACAAAGGGGTCGAGCTGCGCGAGATGACCGAGGAAGCCATCGGGGCACTTATCGAGCACTGGCTGCCGAAGACCAAGGCCCAGGAGAAGACCACCGCGGATGACCGCCGGCTGATCAAGGCGCTCGATTGGTATCAGGCCAAGTTCGCCACCGAGGCCGCGGATCAGGATTCCGACGAGATCCCCTACTGATCACACCATGGCCACACGCAAACCACAGCAGAAGACCGACGAGCTGATCCCGCAGGTGCTGGCGCTGCGCAATGAAGGGCTCAAGCTGCATCAGATCGCCGCTCGGTTCAATCTAACCAAGCAGCGCATCGACCAAATCCTCAGGGAGTACGGCCGGCGCGAGGCTATCATGGCCGAATGGGGCTACCCATTCACCGTCCGGTGCCTCGGGTTCATCGAGGCCATCGGCATCCGCAATCGTGACGAGGCTCTCGACCTCTTCAAAAAAGGCCACATCCGGCCGGGCTGTGTCGCCAATTTCGGCGTCAAGACCTATCACGAGATCTGCGACTGGCTGGGCGTCGAGCCCGTGTACCAGCTCAACATCTGCCCACACTGCGGCAAGACACTTTCTTCAGCCCGTTGCTGAAGGACTCATGGTTCGTTGCCGGGGGGTGCGCATCCGGGGACAAACGCACACCACACTTTCCACATTTCAGACTAATACTATGCCCGCTAATCCTATCATCATATTCGACATCGAGACCGGCCCGTTACCGCGGCCTGAGCTCGTCATCCCGCCGTTCGACCCGTCGCAGGTCAAACTCGGCAACATCAAGAATCCCGACCTGATCGCCGAGAAGATCCAGAAGGCCGAGGAGAACCACGTCAGCGACTACATCCGCAACGCTGCCTTGGATGCTCTAAGCGGTCAGGTGCTCTGCATAGGATACAAGGTGCCCGGCGAGAAGGCCCGGGTGCTGTGTGCCGATGCCGACGGCGAGAAGGAAATGCTGGTGCAATGGTGGAAGATCGTTGCCGGGTTCGAGCGCCAGCCTCGACTGGTCGGATTCAACACCAAGGCCTTCGACCTGCCATTCCTGTACAAACGCTCATGGAAGCACCGTGTGACGCCGCCTTACTGGCTCCGGCATGGCCGCTACTGGAATGACCTCATCGTCGACCTCCGGGAGATCTGGCAGCTCGGAGACAACCGGGCCCACGGAAGTCTGGCTGCAATCTGCCGGCACCTGAACCTCGGCGAGAAGTCCGGCAGCGGCGCCGACTTCTCCGACCTGTGGCTCCGGGATCGTGAAGCTGCCATCGCCTATGCACTGCAGGATGTCGAGCTGACTCAGAAGGTGCACGACGTGCTCTGCCCCGAACTCTATTGATATGACACCAGCCACCTGTCCGGTCATCGACACCGACTTCCCGGAGTTCACGCCCGAATCCCGGTTCATCACCTGGGCGACCACCGGAGGGAACGTGTTCCTGACCGGGCAGGCCGGCACCGGCAAGTCATACCTGCTCCGACAATTCCTGCAGCAGATCGAGACCACCAAGAACGTCGCCATCACCGCCCCCACAGGCATCGCTGCCCTCAACATCGGCGGCACCACGGTGCATCGCTGGTGCGGGATGCAGCTCGGGCCCGGCGACAACGAGACCTTCGACCAGGCCGCAACCCGCCTGTTCGATCAGCCAACCATCCACAACGCCCGTAAGCGGGTCGAGGAAGCCGAGATCCTCGTGATCGACGAGATCAGCATGATGGCCGGGCGCCAATTCGATTTCCTCAACTTCTGGTTGAAGCTGCTCCGAGATGATGTCAGGCCGTTCGGCGGGCTGCAGGTGATCGTGCTCGGTGACTTCCTGCAGCTACCGCCGGTGCGTATCGACCAGTCGAAGCCCTACGACTGGGCCTTCCGCTCCGATGCCTGGACCGAGGCCGACTTCAAGACGATCAAGCTCGAGACCGTCCGGCGCCAGGACGACAGGTTGTTCATTCAAGCCCTGAGCGGGTTCCGCATCGGTAAGCTGGCCAAGACCGACGCCGACGTGCTGCGCTCCCGTGTCTCATGGTTCCCCAAGGCCGAGATCACCCATCTGCTGACCCACAATGCACAGGTAGACAAGTGGAACAGCTACCGCCTCGAGACCGTCACCGGCGAGCTGATCACCGTCGAGGCACGCACCAAAGGCGTGTCACAGGCCATCGACTTCGCCACCAAGAACATGAGCACGCCACGGGTGCTCCAGATCAAGATCGGGGCAGCCGTGATGTTCACCGCGAATGACGCCGAGACCGGGTTCGCCAATGGCCAGATCGGGTTCGTCACCGGCAAATGCGGCGACACCATCGACGTCTACACCCGCGGAAAAACCATTTCTGTGGGGCTAAGGAAATGGTTTTTCGAGACGTTGGGCGTCACCGTATGGCAATATCCGCTCCGCCTCGCCTACGCCATGACCATCCACCGTGCCCAAGGTCTGACCCTCGACGCAGCCTACATCGACATCCGGGCGGCCCGAGAGCCCGGGCAAGGCTATGTGGCCCTCAGCCGAGTCAGGACGCTGGGCGGGCTGCACCTGAAGGAATGGCCCAAGGGCTGGTTCATCAGCGAGGAGGCCATCCGCTTTGAACGCCGCGAACCGCTGACCTGATTTCCCGATATGATGTCCATCCATGAGATCGAGCAATGGCTCGGCACGCCGCTCTTCCTGGTGCCGTGCCGGCCGGGCACGAAGGTGCCGCTTGTCAAGTACACGCAGCACACCCTGCAGAGCACCGCGGCGCCCACCTATCAGGCCCTGCTTGAGCACGGGAACATCGCCGTGCGCCTGGGCGAACACTCCGGCGGGTTCTGCGCCATCGACTTCGATGACGACCATAGCCTCGAGGCCTTCCTCACAGTCAACCCGAAGCTGAAGACCACCGCCCGGTGGAGAGGCCGCCGCGGCGCCCAGATCGGTGTGCGCATCTCTGGGCCCTACCCGGGCCCTTCCTCGGCCCGCAGCACGACCGAGATGGTCGAGGTCAACGGCCGGCAACTCGGGCGGCCCCTCTACGAATGGCGCAGCACCGGCAACCTCTCGACCGTCAAAGGCACCCACCCCTCCGGCTGCGAGTACACCGTGCTGGTCGACAATCCGCCGATCACCATCGACTTCTCTCAGATCCGCTGGCCGGAAGGCTGGCCGGTGCCCGGCGAGAACGAGGCCATTGCCGAGCTGCTGCAACAACACGGCGACCCTTGGGTGTTCTCAAAGCAGGGCACCGGCACCCTGCAGGCGCCATTCTTCGCAGCCTACCTGGCGGCCAAGGAACGTATTCTCTTCGATACCGTCACCGGCTGCTTCTACTTCTACCTGGCCGATCGCGGCATTTGGCAATCCATGACCCGTGAAGAAGTCGGCCAGCGGGTACTGGCCATGGCCCGCAAGGTCATCCTCGACCACACCGCCGACCAGCAGGCCCCACATCTGCGCAGCCTCCTACCCAAGCTGACCGCGCAGTTCTCAAACAGCGTCATCGACTTGGCCGCCCAGCTTCAGGTCGAGCGGGCACCATTCAACCGCCCCGACGCCATCGTCCACACCGAGAACGTCATGGTCGATCTCCGCGTCACACCCTACGGGATGCACGGATTCTCGCCGGAGTGGATGTCGCGCAACCAGACGCCCATCCGGTACGTCGAAGGCGCCACCAGCCCGATGTGGCAGGCCTTCCTCGACCACGCTCTGCCCGAGGCCGAAGACCAGCTCATGCTGCAGCACTGGGGCGGCCTGGCCCTCCTGCAGCGCAACCAGCCCCAGGTCATCCTCCTGCTGACCGGCACCGGCGGTGGCGGCAAGTCGACGGTGGCAGGTGTCGTCCGGCGCCTGGTCGGCGACGAAAACTGCTCCGAGCTCCGCACCAACCACCTCGGCGGGCGCTTCGAGGCCGGCCTGTTCCATGACAAGACACTGCTGATCGGCGCCGACGTGGCCCCGGACTTCCTCTCCTGCGAGGGATCATCGTTCCTCAAGGCCATGACCGGCGGCGACCGTATCGTTGCAGAGTTCAAGAACCGCAATGGTGTTAAGACACTGATTGGTGACTGGAATGTCATTGTCACAGCAAACAGCAAGTTAAGAGTCAATGTGCAGGGCGATCTCGGTGCGTGGTCTCGTCGACTACTGCTGCTCGACTTCTCACAACCTAAGCCGTCAACTGTGATACCAAACTATCACGATGTGATGATTGATAAAGAGGGGCCAGGTATTCTAAACTGGTTCCTTTCAGGTGCTGAATCATTGCAGCGTGTATTGAAACAGGGCCGCTCATTCCCGATGACCATCAAGCAGCGGGCACGCATCGACAGCCTTCTGTCAGAGAGCGACTCGATCCGCTACTTCATCACCAACCACATCAAGCCGACCAGCATGGCCGCGGACAGCATCAGCACCGAGGAACTGTTCCAAGCCTACCTGCAGATGTGCGGCAACAAGGAGTGGGCATCCGAGCCTGAGAAGAAGTTCCAACGGCGTGCCGCAGAGCTCATGCTCGAGGTCCATCAGGCCATCCCGACCAAGCACCTGAACCGCTCCGACCGTGACGATTCGGGTACCCGAGGATACCTCCGCGTCATGCTCTACCGCCTCGATGAAGCCTGTAACGACCTCGAATGACCCAAATGTGGGGCGGATACGAAAAAGATCCGCCCCACACTTTAGGCCCGCCAGCATTGACGAAAATGCAATGTGGGGCGGATGGGGCGGCAATTTCCAACTCTTAATGGCTCCTAAAAATCGACTATTCTGCATCTACAACCACAATGAGTTTCAAAATATCCGCCCCATCCGCCCCACAGGTCGACCACGGCATTCCAGGCCTCCAGCTCAACCTTGTCGGTAACCTCCGCAGACAATCGGGTGGCTTTGTTGGCCGGTGCCCAGCCTGTCACGAGGCCGGCCAGGACAAAGGCGGGAACCACCTGATCATCTGGAATGACGGCCGTTTCGCTTGCGTATGTCATCCCGGATATTCAGGCTCACAACACCGCAAGCGCATATTCGCTATCATCGGTAACAAACAGCAGAAGCAATCTTTCGCAGTACATATTCAACCATCACTTCTATGATTCTAAAGTCTACAGTAACCAATGCCATGCTTCTGGCTGAAGCCCGATTCCTCGTTGCTCGAGCAGTTAAACGCGGGTGGATGTCGTACCCGGCCAGCGTCAAGGTCAACGAGGACGGCGACGTAATCGACACCACAGAAACAGACTACCTCGTGACAACTACTGTACATACACCGGAAATATGTCGGAAGGCGTATGTGTTGCGCGACCGTGGTTTAACACTCGAAGATGTCGCTAAGGCCTGCGGTGTGGCCCGTGGTTCTGTTGCTTATATAATTGCAAAGGGGCATGAACAGTTTCTACATGAACAACGCCTATTGTTAAACAATAGCAACCCGCTATCATCAAACGCAACAGGTCAAGGAGTCTCCTGACCCCCTCCCAGAAACAGGTGAACGCGAGAC